ATAACACTGTTACAGATAAACTGTATGATGGTGTTAAAGGTATAAGAGTTATACCAGCTTTCTATAAGTTTGAGTACATTGAATGGGCAGATCGTGGTCAAGAAGGCAGCACTGCACCAAGAAATGTTTATCCTGCTGATTCAGATATCATCGCTAAGACGACTAGGGGTGATGATGGTAAGGATAGATTACAAAACGGAAACTACATAGAAGAAACAGCATCTCATTATGTTGTAATTTGTGAAGAACAAATGGCAACAGAGGCTCTGATTACAATGAAGTCCACTCAAAGAAAGAAATCTAAAAAGTGGAACTCTATGATGAACCTTATGCAAGTTCCAAAGAAAAACGGAAAAGGTTTTTTTAGACCTGCACCGTTTACTCAACTATACAGATTAAAAACTGTGCTTGAGAAAAATAATCTTGGATCTTGGTATGGATGGGAAATAACTTCTGAAGGCACATGCGATAATCAAGGTTTAGTAGAAAGAGCTGCTAAATTTAGAGAATCTGTTATGGGTGGTTCTGTTAAAGTTAAACACAACAAAGAAGAACAACAAGAAAAAACACCATTCTAATTATGGATTTTAGTCAAACCTTGGAGCAGTTTAAAACACTGTTCCAAGGATCCCATACTTATTATGGTTCTTCAAAACCTCTAGGCACTAAGAATGCCAAGGGCAAAGAAGAATATTCACATTGGATGAATCAGTTTCCAATGGAGGATAAACACTGGCTTGAGCATTTAGAAGGCAAAGCTTATCATGGATCTATACCAATAAGAGATGACTCTACTTGCTCATGGGGTGTTATCGATGTAGATCGATATAATATAGATCACAAAAAATTTATAAAATTAATCAGAGAAAGAAAATATCCATTAGTACCTTATAGATCTAAATCAAATGGATTGCATTTAATATTACATTTAAAACACAAAGTGCCTGCAGAAGACATGCGTAAAAAATTAATTATGATTGCTTCTGATTTAGGTGTAAATGATACAACCACTGATATTTTTCCAGCACAAGACACCGTAGATTTAAGTCCTGAAAAATGGGATGATAAACAAAAGGGACAATTTGTTAATTTACCATATCAAAATGCAAAATTTTCTACACGATGTGCAATGGATAATGAAGGTAATTCGTTAAAGTTTGAAGATTACCTTAAGTTTGTAAAACAGTTTGTAATTACCAAAGAACATTTTTACGACATCAGACCACAAGGCGAATCAGAGAATAAGGAATGGCCTAACTGTGTAAATAAATTTTTAAGAAACCAAGTCAAAGAAGGTGAAGGCAGAAACGATGCTATGTTTAATGTAGGAATATTAGCAAAAAAAATTAATTCGGATGTTGATTATTATTCTGAAATGATGCGAGATATGAATAAAAAGATTTGCGTGCCACCACTCAATCCCAAAGAGATTAATAAAGTAATAGAACAAGTCGGTAAGAATGAATACAGCTTTAAATGTGGGACTTCAATAGCACGTTCTTTTTGTAATGGATCTAGACAATGTGCTAAAAGAAAATATGGTATTGGTCTTAACGAGGCCTTACCTGAAGTAGGTAAACTAACGAAAGTAAATACTTATCCTGATCCATACTGGTTACTTCCAATACAAGGTAAGGTGGTTCGACTAGAAACAAAACAATTGTACCAACAACAATTATTGGGAGAGAAACTATTAGCACACGATATCGTTTGGCGGCCATTGAAACCAAGTAAACGTGACCCAGATCCTTACAGAGATTGGTTAGAAGAATTAATTACTAATAAAAAAGATATGGAAGATGTAAATCGTGAAGACGAGAGAAAAGAAATATTCAATACAAGAATGGTTAAATTTATTGAAGATACCAATGTTGTTGATGAATTTGATCAGATCGACCATGATAATATTTGGCAGGACAAAGAAGAGGTAAGATTTAAGCTAGATACATTTAGATTATTTATGAAAAAACAGGGGTATAATTGGTCTGAAAAAGAATGTACTATGTATCTAAAGGAAAACGGTTGTGGCCAAAGCAAAAAATTCCAAGGCAATAACACGAGACATTGGTTCTCCGAGTTGCCAAAACAAACAGAGCATAAAAATAAAAATGTCAAATTTAATAAAGCAAAAGCTCCATGGGAAAACAATTAAATTTTTTGGTCCACCGGGCACTGGAAAAACACACCGGTTGCTTCAGCGTGCTAAAAGATTTTTAAGAAGAGGTATATCACCCGACGAGATTTGCTACATATCGTTTACAAATAAAGCTGTGCAAGAATGCTTGGACAGGGTTAGGAAAGAATTCAAAGGCTACGATGAAGATGATTTTAAATATTTTAGAACATTACATAGTTTGGCAAGACAACAGTTTGCAGAGATACCTGTATTAGATCCACGTGTAGATATGCTGCAGTTTCATACCGAGTATGGCACAGTCAAATTAAATTACAAACCTAATTGGGATGATCAAAATGTATATAATAATTGGTCCTTACAAATTTACGATAAGGCGAGGAACATGAAGGTCGATCCTGTAGAGCTTTACAAAAAAGAACCACGTAAAAGAGTTAGACTTCAACAATTCAAATCAATCATACATAACTATGAAAGATATAAGACCTATGAAATAGAACCAGGTAAATTTAAAAATGATAGACTAGATTTCACCGATATGGTTGAGAAGTATATTAAATCAGGGTTGGCAATAAATTTTAAAGTTTTAATGGTAGATGAAGCTCAAGATCTTACCCCTCTGCAGTGGGACATGGTTGTAAAATTAGCTATGCATGCAGACAAAGTTTATTTAGCAGGAGATGATGATCAAGCGATCTACGAATGGAATGGTGCGAATGTATATTATTTTCAAACATTCCCTGGTCGTTCTAAAATATTAGATAAATCTAGAAGACTAAATAAACGTGTGCATTTTTTAGCAAAGTGTTTGTTGAATGGTATGGAGGGACATAGGGTGATAAAGAATTTTGAATCTAACAATAAAGAAGGTGAAATCTTTCGTTGGAGTTCTTTGCGTAAAGTGCCTTTTGATATGACAGGTAATTGGATGGTGCTTGCAAGAATCAATGATGTAAAAAAAGAATTGCAAGGTGAAGCTAAAAATATGGGTTTGTATTTCCAAGATATGAAAGGCAACAAATCTTTTGATATGAATCAATGGAAAGCTATACAAGATTGGGGTAAAATTTGTGATGGTGGTGCAATTACAAGAGAGGACGCTTGTAATATGTACAACTATCTTCTTAATATAGATCACGGCTACCGGTCAGCGGACAGCAAGAAGTGGAGCTTTGCTCACCCAAACCAAGTATTTGATTTTGATCAGTTACATTTACAAGGTGGAATGGTAGAAGATAAAACAGATTGGCAGACAGCTTTCAAAAGAAAATTTAAAGATAGTGATAAAAAATACTTTGTCAAACTTATTGATTCGGGAGCGAACTTAGATGACCGAGCACCTATACTTATTGATACAATACACCAGGTCAAAGGTGGTGAGGCAGACAATGTAGTGTTGTCGTCTAAATGTAATTTCCCTTCACATTTTGATAGAAAGTCATTGATAGATAAGATACAAGAACTACGTGTTTGGTATACAGGAGTGACAAGAACTATTAACACACTACACCTATTAGGAACGTTTCATAAGTATAACTTTCCATTGAGTAAATATTATAAATTGTATAAAAGTAATTATGTCAGTATTTAAAAAACAAGAAGGCGGCTCACATTATCAAAAGTTTAAGATCCAACCGGCACAATACTCAATCAAAAATGATTTACCATGGCCCGAAGGAGAGGCTATCAAATATATTACACGCCACAAACTTAAGGGTGGTAAGAAAGATTTATTAAAGGCTAAACATTGTATTGATATGATTATTGAAAGAGATTATGAGTCATCAACTTAATTTTATTTACTCTGATTCTGACTGGGTTTGTCCTTCAGAGTATCCTGATCTGCGTGCAGCGGATGAGATAGCAATAGATTTAGAAACTAAAGACCCTGAACTAAAAAAATATGGTGCGGGTTGGGCATATGGTAAAGGCCACATTGTTGGTTTTGCTGTAGCTGCGTTAGGTAAACAATACTATTTCCCAATAGCACACGACGCAGGGGGCAACATGGATCTATCTATTACCGTAGCGTGGATGGAGGACTTATTAAAAAGCCCAGCTACTAAAATTTTTCATAATGCTGCATATGACTTAGGTTGGTTGAAAGCAAACAACTTTGTAGTCAATGGTAAGATTGTAGATACTATGATAGCTGCAGCTCTTATTGATGAGAATAGGTGGAGCTTCTCCCTCAATGCCTGTGCAAAAGATTATCTTGGTGAGATTAAAAACGAAACCTTTTTGAATGAAAAAGCAAAAGAATGGGGTATAGATCCAAAACAAGACTTATGGAGAATGCCTGCAGGTTATGTTGGCTTTTATGCCGAACAAGATGCAGGTCTTACATTAAGATTATGGCAAAGATTCAAAGCTGAAATACAACAACAATCACTTAATGATGTTTGGGAAATGGAAATGGCTTTACTACCAATACTTATTGAGATGAGATCAAGAGGTATACGAGTCAATGAAGAGAAAGCACAACTATTAAAAAAAGAATTTATACAAAAAGAAAACAAACTTCTTAAAAAAATTAAAGATGAAACTACACTTGGTGTAGATATTTGGGCTGCAAGAAGCGTAGCACAAGTATTTGACAGGGTAGGTATAGACTATCCGCTTACACAAAAGTCAGGAGAGCCATCATTTACGGCAAACTGGTTAGCTAACTGTGAGCACCCTATAGCACAATTGATTCGTGAGGCTAGAGAAGTTAATAAATTTCATTCTACGTTTATTGATTCGATACAAAGATTTGTACATAAAGGTAGGATACATGCTGAGATCAACCAACTAAGATCTGATCAAGGTGGCACAGTATCGGGAAGATTATCCTATGCTAATCCAAATCTACAACAAATACCTGCACGTAACAAAGAATTTGGAAATAAAATTAGATCGTTATTCTTACCTGAAGAGGGTAAACAATGGGGTTCATTTGATTATTCACAACAAGAACCAAGATTAGTAGCACACTATTCATCGGCCATCGGACAAAATTTAGATGGTTCAGAAGAGTTTATAAAAGCATACCAGGATGAGTCTGCAGACTTTCATCAGATCGTAGCTGACATGGCAGAGATCTCACGTACACAAGCAAAAACAATTAATTTAGGATTGTTCTATGGTATGGGTAAAAATAAATTATCTAAAGAATTAGGAATATCTAAAGACAAAGCAGAAATACTATTAAATAAGTATAATTCACGAGTGCCCTTTGTAAAAAAACTAGCAGAAGCTGTAACACAATCAGCGAGTAAGTTTGGTTTTATTAGGACCATTAAAGGTAGAAAATGTAGATTTGATAAATGGGAACCTGCCACTTTTGGTATGAATCAGGCAATGAATTACAATGAAGCGAAAGCTAATTATGGTAATAATATAAGACGAGCTTTTACTTACAAAGCTTTAAATAGACTAATACAAGGATCTGCTGCTGACCAAGCTAAACAAGCGATGATTGAGTGTTTCAAGATGGGGTATACACCTTTATTACAGATACACGATGAGCTATGCTTTAGTGTATATGATGAAAAAGATATGAAAAATATTAAAAATTGTATGGAAAATGCTATTGAAAATTTACGTGTACCGTTTAAAGTAGATATTGAATTAGGATTAAACTGGGGAGAGACACATGACTAATAGATACGTACCGCATGACGAAAAGAAAACATCATGTATGAGATGTAAAGATCATAGAGAGATTTGGGTTTATAAGGACACGTCTGAAGGCAACATGATTCGAGTTGATTGCCCAATGTGCAGTCCACAACGGCCACCGGAAGAATTAAGACAACAAGGTTTGATTTAGTGTGGAACCGAAATTACGTATACTCTCATTAGGCGCAGGAGTGCAAAGCTCTACAATGGCTTTGATGGCGGACAAAGGTGACTTTGGTGTCAAACCTGATGCAGCCATATTTGCAGACACGGGTTGGGAACCTGAACCAGTAATCAAACATCTTGAGTACCTTAGAACGATTCTAAGTTATCCTGTGCATATTGTTCAAAAAAGTAACATACGATCAGATATACTTGCAGCCTTAGCACCAGGCGGAAATCAATTTGCATCTGCACCTTTCTACACATTAAATGAGCAAGGTAAAAAAGGTATGGGTCGTAGACAATGCACGAGAGAATATAAAATTACTCCAATAGCGAAAAAAATAAGAGAACTTTGTGGTTTAAGACCAAGACAAAAGTTTCCAAAAACAGACTATATTGAGGTGTGGGTAGGTATCTCTACTGATGAGATAATGCGTATGAAGCCCTCTAGATTTTGGTGGCAAAAAAATAGATTTCCTTTAATTGAAAAAAGAATATCAAGGCAAGATTGTTTAGACTGGTATGAGGGTAAAGGTTACAGGAAACCAGTAAAGTCTGCATGTATTGGTTGTCCATTTCATGATGATAGATTTTGGATAGATATGAAAGCTAATAGACCAAATGAATTTCAAAACGCTGTTGATTTTGACAAGGAGATGAGAGCACATAATCCAAAGGTAAAGAATTTTGTACATAGATCTTGTGTGCCTCTAGATCAAGTAAAATTTAAAGGTGAGGATCAAATAGATCTCTTTAATCAAGAGTGTGAGGGTATGTGCGGAGTTTAGTCGAGAGTGTTATTGACGTAGGTTCAGGATTTATATTAGCTATACTAATACAGCTTTATATATTTCCTTTGTTTGGTTTGTATCCAAGCATTTTAGATAGTATTGGTATTGCATTAATATTTACTGTTGTAAGTATTACACGATCGTGGATTTGGCGAATAATATTTAAAAAGTACTAACGATAACCAGTTCCGTCTTTTCGATTTCTCCAACGTTTTCTCCAAGACCAGGAATTAAGTTTCGATGACCAATGCTCAATGATTGCGTAGTATTTATCTAGTTGTCTAATAAAAAAGTTTTTTAACTTCGTAATGGCATCAGGAATCGTCAGCAAAATTTTTTAACTCCTCTTTCTTTTCACTTGCGTGTGTAATAATACCAAGTTGTTTATCTATTTCATCAAGATGTTGTGGGTGTTCTCCAATTCCGACTGATTTGGTAAGGTATATTTTTATTGTTGCATCGGCTGCTGCTATTTCAGCATCGTATTTTTTTTCAAGT